ACACAAAGCCGGCAAACTTATTTTGATTTATTTACTAACATTTTAACAAAATGAAGGTTCTTTTAATTCTGTTCCACTTCATAGTCGCCAAAGCCTCTTACTCTTTGAGGTCATGGGACATGAGAGGACAGAATGAAATGTGTTTTAGTAATGACACCCCTTTGGAGGGACTATTTTATTATTGGATGGAGCAGTCAAAGAAATATATGAAGGGCCATGAAAAGGATGAGAAAAATTGCGCAATTGGAAGTGGTGATGTTGCTATGATTTCTAACAAAACAATGTTCTCAATAATTGAGGAAGTGCAGAAAAGCCTTAGTTCATTATCGATAACATGTTATGAGAGTTTAAATGAGAGAGGAGAATCACTAAGTTTCAATGGTCTAGATGATACAGAATCTGGAGCTTTTATATCTGACTGTGAGACTCATAAATACAAGTCAGATCTTGGGGTCAGAGTCAGTAATGGGACAGACAAAAATGACATTCTGAGAGAGACTCTAGATGCAGCTGCTGCGAATGAAGAAGCTGAAAAGAAGATTGCTGCCTTGAATGAGATAACACAGAAGATTAATGATGACAACAGGAAAGAAGCTGAAAGATTAGAATTTGACCTGAAAAGGAAGGAAAGAGAGATGAGTGATCTACAAAGTGAGCTCGAACTTCTGAGATTAAGGAAAGAAGAAGATGAAAATAGGATAAACTCCAAAATGTTGTCTATAAATTCATCCTGGTTAGATCACATAAAACTCAAGTCAGCTTTGATAACCCCACTGATTCTAACAACCACTATTACAAATGTCATAGCAAACCCAGATGCTTCTAATCCTATCAATCCATGGCCACATTCAAAAAATAGACCAGGAAAAGGCCTGTTTAAATTCGAGGAAGGTGAAATGGATTCATGCAGACCATTGGATTACGACATAAACTGTCCTAGTTTTAACTACATGCTGAGATTAGACAAATATCCATTCTTCAATTCTTTTGTCACTCATTTCACTCCATTAGAAGCTTATTCTGAAGGGTTTCTGGAAACAGAAAGCTCCGTGTGTGAGGTGGGAACGAATAAAGAATATAAGTGCTTCGAAGAGAGAGCATATATGAAAGGCCACTGTCCTAATGGCATCTCAGGTGTGCATTTTTTGAATGAGAAAGGAAAGCTCAAGTTAATAAAATGTAAGGAGAATATGGAGATAACAGAAGACTGCACCTTTTGCAGGAAGATAAAGAAGAAGAGCTCAACATCAGTCCACAAGACGTCAGTGTCAATTCAAGATGCCATATGCCAAAAGCACTCTGAAGCATATAATGGTCCGAAGATCACAGTCAAAAGCGTGTGTAAAATTGGACACACAAGATATAAGGATTGCAATCTTAAGACATCTGGTTTTGAGGTAATGCCTTTTGTAGTTTTTGAGAATCAAGGTAAAATGTATCTAGACAACCTAATCTTGAAGAATATAGAGGTTATTACTAATATGACCTTCTTATGTTATACACATAAGGGTCAAGACGACACTGGTGATGGTGCTGACACTCGGGGTCTCAAAAGATTCAAGTCAGAAGATTGTAAGAACATTAATAACTCTAAAGAGAAAATATGTGGCGGAGACCATGTTTTTTGTGAAAGATATGACTGTACAGGCAGTTATCCTGATGTACATTGTTTTCATGCTCCTGGGTCTGGACCAGTTTATGTTAATATATACGGTTCATGGGTGAAGCCCAAATGCCTTGGATATGAGAGGGTCTTGGTCGAAAGAGAATCTAAGCCAGGGGTTGAAAGGACGCAGACTGAATGTGACACTTGTATTTCTGAGTGTCAGGATGATGGTGTTTTGGTCAGATCAACTGGATTCTTGATCACATCAGGAGTCATTTGCTCTCATGGATCATGCATTTCACGACATCAGGATCCAAAAACAGAAATTCTGATCCCATACCCTGGGATGACAGCAGCCTTAGGTGGGGAATTAGGTGTGTACTTATCACACACTGAGGACTCTCTGAGTCTCCACATGAAAGTACACTGTGACCCCAGAGATGTGTGTGAGACTCATCATTGCTTCTTTTGTCTTTACGGCGTCATTAATTACCAGTGCCATACCACTTTAAGTCTGACCATAGTTTCAACAATATTATCATGTGGCATATACATAATATTGTGCCTTCTAGGGAAAATTTTGTATATTCTAAAAATAATTCCAAAGAAATTAAGAAACCCTTTTGCTTGGTTGGCCTTACTAATCACATGGATGATCTCTCTGCTAAGAGAGATCTTCTGCAAACTCAAGTCATCCATAAACACGAGGATTGGATGGTACTCTAACCAAATAGACATTGAAGCACAGCCACTGAGGAGAAGACGTTTAGAGAGATTTCCTGCAGCTCTTTTAATTGTTGCCCTTTTGCTACCAGCTGCTTTCTGCTGCTCTGAAACTCTAGTTTCCAACTCAAAACAAACTAAATGTGTGCAAGATGGTGCTAAGGTGAGATGTAGTGTAACTGCCACTATAACAATGAAGGCAGGAGTAATCGGGGGGGAATCATGCTTCATGATCAAGGGTCCTTCTGAAAATCAACAGAAAACCATCAAAGTGAAGACCATATCGAGTGAAATCATCTGCCGTGAAGGACCAAGCTTTTGGACAAGCCACTTTGTCCCCTCATGCTTGAGCTCAAGAAGATGCCATCTGGTAGGAGGATGCACAGGGAATAAATGTCAATCATGGAGAGATGATATGCTCTCAGGTGAGTTTGCTGGTGTCAAGGACAATTCAGTTATGAATGAAAATAAGTGTTTTGAGCAGTGTGGGGCAGCCGGCTGTGGTTGTTTTAATATAAACCCCTCATGTTTATTTGTTCATACAACATTAAAGAGTGCCAGGAATGAAGCAATAAGAGTCTTTAAGTGTGCTGATTGGGTTCATCGGATAACATTTGAAGTAAATGGGCCTTCAGATGAAAAGGATCTAATAGTGCTATCAGGTCTGGGAACAAAGTTTCTCCCTTGGGGGACAATTTCTTTGAGCCTAGATGCTGAATCAGTAGCCGGCTCGAATGACATAAGCTTTCTAGAAAGCAGTAATGGGGGTTTTGCTCTATATGACGAGTCATACTCTGAGATGCCTCGCGAGGGATTTCTAGGAGAAATCAGATGCTCATCTGCATCAGCAGCCATAAACGCTCACAAGTCTTGCATAAGAGCCCCAAATCTCATAAAATACAAACCAATGACTGATCAAATTGACTGTACTGCCTCTCTAGTGGACCCTTTTGCAGTGTTTGTCCGAGGATCTCTACCACAAGTTAGGAAAGGCATGACATACACAAGCTCAAAAGATAAAAAAACTGTGCAGGCTTTCAACAGTGGTTCGATACAAGCATTCATCACAATCAATATAGAAGATCATGATGTGATTTTCACCAGTGACATCATAACATGTGATGCCACTTTCCAAAATATAACAGGATGCTACTCTTGCAACTTTGGATCTCGTGTGTGCTTGAAAATCAAATCAAGCGGAAATGGAGAGTTCTGGGCAAGGTCTGAAGATGCCTCGCTAAACCTATTCTTCGAAGTGGCAGAAGGCACAAGTGAGTATTGTCAGACAATTCACTTCCAGAAACCCCTTGTGGAGGAGAATCTTAAATACTCATGTGGATCAGCAGAAAAGCTCATAGTGATAAAAGGCTTATTGGTTTCCGTAGGATTGATAGACTACAGGAATGAGACAGGGGGAAGTTCTGTAGTTGTAAATCCGGCTTCCCAAGGGTGGAGTCTATCAAATTGGTTCAATGGTTTTATATCATGGCTAGGAGGCCCTTTAAAGGGATTGCTCAAAATCTTAGGTTTTTTATTGTTAGGCCTGGCAATTGGATACATTTTGTATCTTATCTTTAGGTACTTAATTCTACACGCACTGTCCAGGAAAAAGACAATCTAAATCTCGCTCCGCACCAAATCACCGGACCATCAAAAGAAGAAAACAAAACCAAAAAAAGAAAAAAAGAGAAGAGAAAAAAGAAAGAAAAAAGAAAAAAGAAGAAAAGAGAGGAGACTGGAGAGAAGGAAGAAAGGGGAAAAGAGAAAGAACAACAGTTGGGCCTGCAATAGACAAGAATAAAAAGAAGGAGGAAGTGGCTGAGCAGTTGCTTCCTCCCAGAACCGTAATGGCACACAGAAGATGGATTATGTCAACTCCATTGAAAGTTGAGGTGCGATTAGAGTGTTTAGAATTTTCTTGAGATTACATCTAATAGTGGAATTGCCGGTCTTTGTGT